CGTGTAATCTGGCTTTTTTGCTTGAAGACTATGAATGAACCAAGGAGGGCTTATGACCAAAGAAGAACTTAAGAAGATGAGATTTTTGAATGTGGAGATAGAATCTTTATTGCGAGAAAAAGAGAGGATTAAAAACTCAATCTCTTTAGCTTCAAGGACTATGGACGGCACTGGAAGTAAACCCTCGGGGACAGGCGACCCTACTGCATTAATGGCTATAAAGATTATTGAGAGGACGGAGGAGTTAGAAAGAGAGATTAATCTAAGGATTGATGAGTTATATGATTTAAAACAAAGTGCACTCCATGCAATCAATAAACTTCAAGATGACAGGCACAGAGTACTATTACAATTAAGATATTTTGAAGGGCTATCATGGGAAGAGATAGCAAGAAAGATGCATTATAGCAGACGAGGTGTCCTTTATATACATGGAGATGCTTTAAGGGCTTTGAGGGAATAATTTTTCAGAGTAAGTTTGCACTCTTTTGCACTTTTTGATGTGTTATAATGATATCGGGAACAGATGTCTGATAAGACAGTTGTTTTTCATACAAATCTCCATTTTAAAGGGTCGATGTGAGCGCCGACCTTTTTACATATATAAAACAATAGATTAAAATAATGTAAGACAAAAAAGATTATAAAGGATAGTGAGAGAGCTATCCTTTTTTACTGCAAAGAGAGGTGGTGGTGTGGCAAGAAAAACTAAATATGATACCCATGTCTTGCCAAACTTAGAAATGATACCTAGATGGAGAAGACAAGGATTAGGGATAGACGAAGTTGCTAAAAAGTTAGGAGTTGCAAAATCAACCTTGCACGGATATGCAAAAGAGAATATCGAACTTTCGAACGCCCTAAAAAAAGGAAAAGAAGAACTTATAAATGAACTGGAAAACGCTTTATACAAAAGAGCCTTAGGCTTTGAATACGAAGAGACAAAAGACATAATGACTACTGGTAAGGATGGAATGAGGGCAAGGAAAAAAGAAATAACTAAAAAATTTGTGGCTCCAGATGTTGGAGCTATTGCTTTTGCTTTGAAAAACTTAGACAAGAATAATTGGAAGGACAGACCTTTGGTCGAAGAGATGGAAAAACTAAAAGAAGAGATGGTCAAAATAGAAAAAGAAAAAATGGAGCTTGAGAATGAAAGAACGAAACTTCAATCTGAATTAATAAAGACGAAAACGGAGCTGTTAAAAGGCTATGGGCAAGAGATAGAAGATTTATCAGAGGTTGAGGAACTAATTTATGGCACTAAAGAAGAGAAAGACGATTAATTTTAATTTTTCCCAAAAACATATCGATTACATTAGGAGATGTAAAGATAGCACTTATAACATAGCTGAGGGCAGTGTAAGGGCAGGAAAGACTGTAGATAACATATTTGCATTTGCACAAAGGTTGAAGGCAACCAAGGATAGGTTCCATCTGGCAAGTGGAAGTACAGTCGGTAACGCCAAGTTGAATATAGGAGACGCTAATGGATTTGGCCTTGAATGGATATTTAGAGGTCAATGCAGATGGACAAAATATAAAGATAATGAAGCTTTAGTTATAAGAGGGGTTTCAACAGGTTTTAAGGAAAGAGTAATAATATTCGCAGGCGGGGGAAAGGCAAATAGTTTCAATAAGATAAGAGGTAATTCATATGGAATGTGGATTGCCACAGAGATAAACTTACATCACGAAAGTTTTATTCAAGAGGCATTCAATAGATTAATAGCAGCCTATGATATGGCTATATTTTGGGATTTAAACCCTAGTAATCCTAAACACTTCATATATGAGAACTACATAGATAAATATGCAGAGCTGGAAGGATACAATTACGAACACTTTACTTTAAATGACAATATAAATATACCAGAGAAAAGAAAACAACTAATTATAAACCAGCACGACAAAAACTCTGTGTGGTACAAGAGGGATATATTAGGATTAAGAGTTGTTGCAGAAGGTTTGATATACGAAAGCTTTGCAAATGAGCAAGAAAGCTTTTTAATTGATGAAAGAGATATAACAGGGTCGATATATGTAGGACTTGACTTTGGAGGAAACAAATCACAACACGCTTTTGTGGCCACAGCTGTAGATTTGAAGAAAAGAACAATAACAGCACTAATGAGCAAAAGGCACATACCAGGAACACCAAACGCCTTATATGAGGATTTTATAAACTTTATAAGGGCAGTGGAAATAAAGTACGGAAAAATTGTTTGTGTGTATGCAGATAGTGCAGAAACAGTGCTAAAGAATGGAGTAGAGGTCGAAATTAAGAGGCAATATAGGGGAATACCAGTAAAAATTGCACAAAAGAAAGAGATTATAGATAGAATAAGAGCTTTAAATGTAATGATTACGACAGGACAATTCAAAATGACAAGAGATTGTAAAACATTAGAAGACGCATTGTGTGAAGCCGTGTGGGATGAAAACAAGGTGGAAGATACAAGACTGGATGATGGAACAAGCGATATAGATACATTAGACGCTTTTGAGTACAGTTTTGAAAGATTTATAAAAGCATTAGTGGGGGTAGTGTAGTATGAATTTTAGAGATGACATAGATAAGATTTTAGGCGGAAATGTAAAAGTAAATAATGGCCACAATAACTGGGAGGCTTGGTTACAGTTTTATAGAGGTGAGGCTTTTTATTTAGACGCAGAAACAGCAAGTCTTAATTTGCCATCTGCAATAAGTTCTGAATTTGGAATGTTGGCCACATTAGAAATGGAGTCAAGCGTAGAAGATGAAGTTATAGACATCTATTATAAGAAGATTTTAAAGGAAATAAGAAAAATTGTAGAATACGGTATGGCCTTGGGAGATGTCATAATAAAACCATATATAGCAGATGAAGGGATAGCTTTCGATGTGGTTACGCCAGATTTATTTGTACCTTTGGAACATGATAGTTCAAAAAATATATCAAGGATAGGGTTTATTGATAGGTTTGAAAAAGAAAAGAAGTTTTATACAAAGGTAGAGGTGCACACAAGAACAGTATTGGGATATGAAATAGAAAATATGGCTTTTGTATCGGGGTCAGATAGGTCGTTAGGAGACAGGATAGATTTAAAAGCTGTGGATAAGTGGAGGAACTTTGCGGAAAAGACAATTATCAGAGGATATAAAGGGGGTAACCTCTTTGGTCATTTCAAAAATTCACAAGCAAATAACCTGGACCTAAAATCACCAATGGGGATAAGTTGCTTTGCAAGGGCAGTGTCATTGATACAAGACGCAGACGAACAATATAGTAGAATATTATGGGAATACGAAGGGTCGGAACTTGCAGTAGACGCGGATTTAACAGCGTTAATTAATTCAGAAGAACTTCCACGAGGAAAAGAAAGGCTGTTTAGAAATTTAGGTATAGACCAACCAGAAGGATTTTACAAAGTATTCAGTCCAGCGATTAGGGATAGTTCGCTATTTAATGGCTTGAATAAGATATTACAAAGAATAGAATTCGTTTGTGGACTTGCCTATGGAACAATATCGGACTTGCAGGAGACCACAAAGACTGCAAGTGAAATAAAATTCGGAAAACAAAGAAGTTATGCAACAGTTACGGATATTCAATCAGCTTTGGAGATATGCTTAAGAGATACCGTCAATGCTATATGCGTGTGGGTTGATATTAAAAATGGAATTGAGGGAGGGGCAATAGATAGCATAAAAGTAAGAACAGAGTTTCCAGAAGTGTCCTTTACCTTTGATGATAGCATCATAGTAGACAGTGCAGTTGAACAAAATATGATGTTGAAAGAGGTGTCAGCAGGGATATTAAAGCCAGAAATATATTTGATGAAGAGGTACGGAGTAACTGAAAAAGAAGCTAAAGAAATGTTACCTGTCCTTGGAGATGAATATGACGAAGAAGTGGAAGAAATAGAATAAAAGGCAGGTGGTTAGATGTTAACGCCTGAATACTACAAAAAAGCACCACAGGGATTGGTTGATTACTTTGAAGATGTAGAATATTTGATTATAAAAGATATTGCAAGAAGAATGAGGGAGGCAGGAGAGCTTACAGAAACAGCAGAATGGCAATACCAAAGATTAATGAGGCAAGGTTTTGGGTATGGAAAGATAAAGGCTGCATTAAGAAAAGAAAGTGGCACGGCCAATAAAGAATTAACAAAAATATTAAGAAAAACAACATTAAAAGCGTATCAAAACGATATGAAGTATTACAGGAGGGGCAAAAAGGGGTTGCCAGAGTTTCAAGACAATCTTAATATGGTAAACTATCTAAAAGCTTTAGAAAAGGCAACAGAGGGAGAATTTAGCAACCTAACAAAGACTTTAGGGATACCAAATAAAGGTACAGTTCCATCTTTAGAAGAATTCTATAAAAAAAGAATGGGTCAAGCCATGTTTGAAGTCCAATCGGGAGCCTTTAGTATTGATGATGTGTTAAGAAGGACTATAAACGATGTAGGAGAAAAGGGTGTAAGGTGGATTGATTATTCTTCTGGAAGGACGATGTCATTAGAACCGGCAATAAGAAGAAATATATTGACGACCTTAGGAAGAATAACAACTGAAATATCACTGATGAACGCCGAAAGTCTAGGGCAAGACCTGATGGAGTTGACAGCACACGCAGGAGCAAGGCCAGAACACGCAGAATGGCAAGGAAAAATAGTATCATTATCTGGAAGAAAGGGATATTTAAGTCTTGACGATATAGGATACGGAGAAGCGACAGGCTTCAGAGGTGTAAACTGCAGACATGATTGGTTTCCATTCTTTGAAAGTTCAAAAAGAAACTATACTGATGAACAATTAAAGAATATAGATCCTGCGCCATTTGATTTTATGGGAAAGACTTACACATATTACGAGGCGACACAGAAACAAAGACAAATAGAGAATAGTATTAGGAAGTCAAAAAGAAAGATTGTGGGATTTGAGGAGGCAGGGCTTGAAGATGATTTGTTGATTGAGAAAATAAGGCTTAGGAGAAAACAGGAACTGTATAGAGAATTTTCAATGGCTGGTAATATGCCTCGTAGAATGAATAGAACTTATACTTTGAATAAAACTTATACTTTTGGGTATAAAAACAACACTAATCAAAGAGGGAATTTTGAAAAAATATATCAAAAAACATTACAACACGGAAAAAAGACTGGCAACGAGTGTTTAATGTGGTGCGATTTAGATGGAAACGAAATACTGCCTATTGAATTTGGGAATGTTGACTCTGTAGGTATTACAAGAGATGTATTTGATTTTATATATAATCAAAAAGACAATTCGGTTATATCTGTCCACAATCATCCAGCTTCAAGTAGTTTTTCGCCAAATGATATTAATGTTGCTTGCGTTTTTAAATCTGTGAAAGAAATGAGAGTTATTGGCCATGATGGGACTGAGTACATTTTAGAAATCGGAAATGGTAAGAGATATTCCCTACAAGAAATCAGGATTCAATATAAAGATATTAAAACTAATACCCGCGATAAGTTTGTAGAAATATATATTAATAAATTGCAAGACAATAAAAGAATATGGAAAATGCAAAGTAACCATATATTGAAAAAGCTTGCAAAACAAAACGGCTGGCGATATGAAAGGAGGCTGCCAAAATGGAAAAAATAATCTACATTCCTGATGAATATATACCAGATTTCAGCCTAAGCAAAGAAGAAGAGAAAAAAAGATGGGAAGAGTGGTCGAAAAAATCAGATGAAGCTTGGGAAAAAATTGACGAGATAATGAAAGATGAAATATGTAAAATTGAAAGGTCCTCTCATAGTAAATAAAGACTTCTAGGAGATTACTACAGCACAGATATTATCGTCGGAGATATTATGGAAAAAAAGAAAAAATAGTAGAGAGGTTAGAAGAACTTGGAGAAAATGAAGTATCAAAACAATTTTTAGAGGGGAGATTTAACGATTAAGTACTTGACTTATGGTTGGGTACTTTTTTATTTGGAAAAGTGATTTAATTGGTAAAATGGCGGTCTCCAAAATCGTTTATCTAGGTTCAAGCCCTAGATTTCCTGCTTGAATGGAGGTGTTTTATGAAGAAAGTGAATATACTTGGAACAGAATATACAATACAAACTGACGTAGTAGATGATAAGTATCTTCAAGATTTGTCAGGTTATACTGATTTTACAACTAAACAAATTAAGATTGCTGACATAAGTGTTGATACTGGATATGAGTGGAGCGATTTAGAAGAGTATAAGAAAAATGTAATTAGACATGAGATTAATCACGCTTTTATGTATGAATCAGGATTAGATATTCATAGTGATTGGGGGAGAAATGAACAGCTTATTGATTGGTTAGCAATACAAATACCAAAAATAATGAAAATATATACTGAAATCAATGCTATATAAGGGGGTGAAAGCTTTGGATAGCCGTTTCTTAAGTACATAGGAGGTGATCCTATATCTCGCTTGGAACATGCGTTAATGTTCCTTTTTATGCAGTTATGCCTTGGGAGGGCGTAAAAAGCAACCGTTCAAAAGAGTATGCAACACTCGTAAAAAAGCGTAATGAATTGAAAGGAGAATATAGAATGGATAGAAAGTTTTTAGAAGATTTAGGCCTAGAAAAAGAAGTTATCGACAAGATAATGGAAGAGAATGGAAAGGACATCGAAAAAGAAAAGAAAGGTGTAGACAAGTTAAAGTCAGATAATGCAGTATTGACATCAGAGAAAGAAAGGCTGGAAGGACAACTTCAAGAAGCTAATGGCACGATTGAAGAGTTATCAAAGATTGACGCTGAAAAGCTGCAAGAAGAAGTACAGACATACAAAAAGAAATTTGAAGAGTCCGAAAGAGAAAAAGAAGCAGAGATTAAAAAGATAACACTAGAACACGAAATAGAAAAAAACCTATTAAGTGCAGGTGCCAAGAACTTAAAGGCAGTAAAGGCCTTGTTAGATATTGAGGAAATAGAAAAATCTAACGAACTTACAAAGACCATCACTACACAGATTGAAAAACTGAAAGAAAGTGATGGTTATTTATTTGAAACAACAGACGGAGATGGAGACGGAAGTGGAAATGCAGAGGTGCAAGTAGGAGGCAATACTAATAATCAACAAAACGCAGGTACACCAATGACTTATACCGAAATGCTTGCAGCACATGCAAGAGGATTAAAAATATAACCAAGAAAGGGGATTAATTTATGGAACTATTCGATAGCAAAATCTTTAATGGCGAACTGTTTGGAAAGTATGTAGATACTATTCCAAAGTTAAAAAGGAATGAGCTATTAAAATCAAGAGCCGTTGTAAGAAATGACAGAATAAAAGACATGATGTCAGAACAAACAGGAGGATATTATATAACAACACCTATAACAGGCAGAATTGGTGGAGAAGCATTAAACTATGATGGTCAAACAGACATTACAGCTACAGGAATTGACACTTATTCTCAATCAAGGGTTGTAATAGGTAGGGCGAAAGCGTGGACTGAAAAAGACTTCTCATATGACATTACAGGGGGAAAGAACTTTATGGATGAAGTCGCAAAACAAGTGGCAGGGTACTGGGATGATGTAGGCCAAGGGCTATTACTGTCTATACTTAAAGGGATTTTCTCAATGACAGGAACAGCTAATAAGGAATTCATAGAAAAGCATACATCAGAGGAAGACTCTTTCGGAGAAACAACACTGAATAATGCTTTGCAAAAAGCAGTAGGGCAAGAAAAGGCAAGGTTTTCTTTGGCGATTATGCACTCTCAAATTGCTACAAATCTTGAAAATATCCAACTACTAGAATACTTTAAATACACAGACAAAGATGGAATTACAAGGAATTTAGCGATAGGTTCAATCAATGGAAGAGCTGTATTGATTGATGACTCTATGCCAACAGAAGATGTTGTAGACCCAGGTGGAGATTTCACAAAATACACAACCTATGTATTAGGTGCAGGAGCATTTGAGTATACAGACGCAGGTGTAAAAGTTCCTTACGAGATGTCAAGAAATCCATCCGTAAACGGTGGAGAGGACACACTCTATTCAAGACAAAGAGGATGTTTCGCACCTTATGGAATTAGCTTTACAAGGAAATCAATGGCAACACTTTCGCCAACAAATACAGAACTAGAAAATGGTTCAAACTGGGAATTAGTAAATAATGGCCAGTCCTCAAAAGAATACATTGACCACAAGGCAATTCCGATAGCGAGGATTATCACAAGGGGGTAATCTTATATGGATTATCTAGCATATGGGGAATATTTAGAAATGGGGGGCGATAAAACGCTCCCTGTTGATGATTTTAGGGCAACTGCAAGAGATATGAAGCAGAGGATTGACTATTATACATTTAAAAGGTTGAACTTTGAGGATGAAGAAACCAAGACAGAAGTCAAGAGCTGTATATTTGACATGGTGCAGGAGGCAATAAAAGATATCTGGAAGAGTGAAAATATGTCAACAAATATAGCCTCTGAAACGGTAGGAAGGCACTCTGTATCATATAAAACATTTGGAGTGGCAGAAGTTAAAGAGATAGAGAAAGCCAAAGATAAAGCCTTATACGAGATAATAAAAAGATATTTTGGATTATCGGGAGCAATGTATAAGGGAGTGAGCAAATGAAAACAAATACAGATATAACAGTCTATAATAGAACGACAATCGATAGAGAAAATGTATATGTAAGAGCAACGGTGGTAGGTGTCTTCTGGGAGGATTCAGAAGCTATAAACAGATTGCAATCTGGATTAGAAAATGCAGACAAAGCAACAGTATTTGTGAGTTTTGGTGCTGGATTTTCAAAGGAGATGGTAGAGCCTAAAGAGTTTGTAAAAGACCCAGAAAACACGATGACATTTGCCCCAGGGGATTTGGTCGTTAAAGGAATAGTGGAAGATGAAATAACATCAGAGAAAGACCTAAAAATAAAATATGACTATGTGAGGCAAATTGTATCAGCAGACAAAAATGATTTTGGAAGCAAGAAAATGCAACACTATGAACTGGGGTTGAGATAATGGATATTAAAGTCAATGGAAAGCTAGAAATTAATATATCAAGAGTTATAAGAAGAAGAGGACTTGAAGAAAAAGGAAGAGTTCAGAAAGTAATTGATAGTGAAGTCTTGAGATATTCAGACCCTTTAATTCCTGTTGATACACACACACTTAGGAGGTCAGGGATAGCAGCAACCGAAATAGGTTCTGGAGTTGTGCAATATAACACGCCTTATGCAAGAAAACAATATTATGAGAATACAGGAAGATTACAAGCAGACCCTCAAAGGTCAGGGATGTGGTTTGAAAGAATGAAGGCACAACATAAGGATGACATATTAAGGACTGTGAGAAAAGAGGTCAACAAATGATAGAGGCGGTAAGGGATTATGTAAAAAAGTGTCCATTCTTAGATGAGTTAAGCAATCTCGATGTGGATTATTTAGACCATGAAGCGACAAATTATAGTATAAACGCCTTGCCGGGAGATACAGTTATAAAGAAATATGCAGATGGTGGAGAAATAAGGCAATATAACTTTGCTGTAAGTTCAAGGTCGTTCTACGGAAAAGATGTAAAGACAAACATAGAAAATCTGGACTTCTTTTTTAAATTCGGAGAATGGGTCGAAGGAAACAATAAAAACAAAGTTTTTCCAAAACTGGCAGAAAAAAGTTATCCACAGGAAGTGAAAGTATTGACTGATGGATACTTACTGTCAGCAGATATGGAAACAGGAAGATATCAAGTTCAATGTAAATTAATTTATTATAAGGAGGTTTAGTAATGACAGAAAAAAGATTGATTCAAAGGGCAGACAAAGTGGCCTTTGCTAAAATTGCAGACACTTATTACAGGATGGAAGGGTTTACAAGTTTAGCCACAAATAAAAACCCAAAAGAGTATACACGCCAATATGTAGACCAAATATTTGAAACAACGGATGTTGTAGGTATATCAGCGTCAATGGACTTTGGATTTGACCAATACACAGGAGACCCTGTCCACGACTACATCGTTGATATTATCGACAACGAAAAAATCGGTACAGACGCAGGAATAGAAATTATGGCAGTAGATTTTTCAAAACCAGGTGAGAATGAAGGAGAATTTCATGCTAAAAAAAGAGAGTATTCAATCATTCCAAACACAGAGGGTGGGAGCATGGACGCATACACTTATGAAGGTACTTTCAAGGTTAAAGCCGCCCCAGAAGATGTTATTGTAACATCATCAGATGAATGGAAAACTGCAACAATAAAGACAGATCCACAAAAGTAGCTGGAAGTTAAAGATGTAGAAAGGGGCGTGAAATATCGCCCTTTTATGGTTATTTTAAAACAAAAGGGGTTTTATAAATGTTAAAACTAGAAGTAATTAAATTTAAGGTTGAAATAGAAGGAAAAGAATATACAAGCACAGTAGAAGACAAGGATTTTGACATAGCTTTAAGAGCTTTAATAGAAGAGGCTGGAGTATTTGAAGGTGAAAGTTTACCAGATTATGATAAATACGATAAGCTTACAGAAATAATAAAAGATTTTATAAACAAAACCTTTGGAGATAATTCTTTTTCTATGATGACAGAAGGTTTTGGAGAGAATTATCAAGTGGCAATGCAGATAATAAACTATATATTTGCCAAGAGAGAGGAATATGTAGACACAGTATTGAAGAAGTTAGAGGTCCCAAAAATAAAGACTGGCCAGAAAGCGACATCTCCAATAGTCAACGAAAATGTATAACTTATTAATTGATGAACTACCAACAACTGTAAATATTGCTGGATATGAAATACCTATCAGAACAGATTTTAGGGTGTGGGTGGCATTTGAATTATTAATGAGTGATACAAGTATAGATGACGATTTAAAGCTGTTAAAAGTAATGGAAATAGCCTTTGATGAAGGAGAATTTGCNTTTGCAATAACAGAAATAAAAGAAGCTGTCAATCAAATAATATATTTTTATAGTTGCTTTAAATATGAAGACAAAAAAGAAAGCAAGGAAGACAAGAAGAAGAAAAAACAAAAAGTAATATATAGTTTTCAAGACGATGCCGAGATGATATTCTCGGCTTTTTTAGAGCAATACGGAATAGATTTGACAATAAGCTATTTGCATTGGTTCAAGTTCCAGGCCTTACTATCATCTTTGAGAGATTGTAAATTCACAGATGTTATGGCCATAAGGAGCAAGACCATTGACAAAGATATGAGTGACCAAGAAAAGAAATATTATAGAGAGATGAAAGCGATATATGCAATATCAGATAGAAGAACACGAGAAGAAAAAGAAGCTGATTTTGCAAATGATTTAATGATGTTATAAGCCAAAGGAGGTGGAAGAATGTCGGGATATGACGGTACGCTACGGTTTGATACCAAGTTAGATAGTAAGAATTTTGAAAGTGGATTAAGTAAAATGATGTCCACAGCTAAAAAACTAATAACAACAGCTGCAATAGGTAAGGTGTTCAAAGATATAGTGTCAGAAGGTGCAAAGCTAGAGCAATCTNTAGGAGGAATAGAAACACTCTTNAAAGATTCGGCAGGTAAGGTCAGAGATTATGCAAGAAACGCCTTTAAGGACGCAGGAGTATCGGCTAACGAGTACATGGAAAATGTCACTTCCTTTAGTGCTAGTCTTTTACAGTCGTTGGGAGGAAATACAAGCAAAGCAGCAGATGTGGCCAACATGGCAATGGTTGATATGAGCGACAACGCCAACAAGATGGGCACAAATATGAGGGATATACAGAACGCATATCAAGGATTTGCTAAGCAGAATTATACAATGCTGGATAACCTGAAACTGGGTTACGGTAAAATGAAATGCCGTAT